CAATATTCAACTGGTACTTATGTTTAGAGTGGGGTAATGAAAATTAGAACTGGAACATACCATAGTCAAGTTGGGTTTGGCATTCACTACATTTGCCCAAACAACGTGAAATACTTTGTGATTGACTTAGGTATTTACTATATTGAATTTATAATAAGAGATTATGAGAACTAAAAAAACACAAGCAGAAATAGATGCAAACATCAGATTTATACCAACTCCTGAATGGAGAAACGTATATCAGTATCACAGAACAAACAAACGAGCAACGCAAGTTGATATAAACAAGAAGCGATGAAACCTAAGAAATACACACAAATTCAAAGAATTGTTCAACTTGAAAAGGCAGTATCCAATCTGTATATGATGGTTCAGGCGCTTATAGACAAGGTAACAGAGGAAAATAAAAAACAATAACGTGATGACAGTAACATACTTAAACGCAAAAGAAATAAACTTTAGGAAAAAAGCCGTAGATATAACCCTATCTTTAGATGCGGACTATTGGAGTAATGAATCCGAAAAAGTTGAAGCGATTGAAAGACTTATTCAATCTGTAACGGAATTAACGGAAAACCATAATATATATTGGCAAGTATTTGAAACAGATGGGATGAGGGGGCGTAAAATAAAGATAGATGGCAAGTATAGGTTCAAACACTAATAGTGTAAATCTGTTACTTTAAATAAAGGGAATCAATGTCCGAAGAACAAAAGTTTGAGAAACAGGGTGTTATCAGCGCCAAAACTCAAAAGTGGTTAGCTGAGAAGAAACGCAAAGAAGCTGAAGCGAAGGCTAAGCCAAAACCAAAACCAGCACCTAAACAACAACCAACAAACAAACCAACCTTTGTAAAAGACCCTCACGTTAAGTATTCTGATGGGCGCAGAAACAATGGCGCAGTCAAAGGAATATCAAGAGGGCAAGGGCGTAAGCCAAAAGCGAAAGAAGAAGAAATAAAGAACTTTGCACTTGGTTCAATGAAACGAGCCTTTGGTAGTGAGAAGAAAGCATGGGAAGCACTTGCACATATGAGTAAAGATTCATTCCCTCACTTGCGCCTATTATGGGAATACAAGTATGGTAAACCGAAAGAGCAAAAGGATTTGAACGTAAAGCAAGAGATTAACATTCCTGTTGTTTCGTTCCTTAACCCTGAGCAGACTATTGATATTGAAGCTGAAATAAAAAACGATGGCGAAGAAAAAGATACAAAATAGATATTCGCCCTTTGCAAAGGGATTGAAGAAAGAGGACTTTGATTGCATCGACTATGACCTAAAAGGTGAACGATGTGAAAAGCAATGTACCTTTTGTAGTATTCAATGAAAAAAGTAAATCTAAATCCAAAGTACCATAGTCTATTCAATTCGCCAAGTAGATACCATATCTGTACTGGTGGGCGAGGTAGCGGTAAATCGTTTGCAGTAAACACATTCCTTGTACTTCTCACATACGAGCAAGGACATAAGATACTTTTTACACGATACACAATGACTTCGGCAAGTATGTCGATTATACCTGAGTTCTTAGAGAAGTTGGAACTTATGGGCATTGGAGAACATTTCACCGTAACCAAAACAGAAATCATAAACAATCTAACTGGTAGTAGTATATTCTTTAGTGGTATCAAAACTGCAAGTGGCGACCAAACAGCAAAGCTGAAGTCTATTCAAGGTGTAACTACTTTCGTTCTTGATGAGGCAGAAGAACTTACAGACGAAGAATCATTCGATAAGATTGACTATTCGGTTAGGGCGACTGGTAAACAGAATAGGTGTATCTTAATCCTAAACCCTACTACAAAAGAGCATTGGATATATCAGAGGTTTTTCCAAAACAGAGGGATTGCCGATGGGTACTTAGGCGATAGCGAAAACATAAACTACATTCACACAACGTACCTTGACAACAAGGCGCACTTGTCTGAATCCTTTGTCGCCCAAGTAGAAGATATGAGAGAGCGCAGACCAGACAAGTATAAGCACCAGATACTTGGTGGTTGGCTCGATAGAGCAGAGGGCGTTGTATTTACCCATTGGCGCATTGGTGAGTTCGATGAAGAACAAGACACAATCTTTGGGCTGGACTTTGGTTTCTCAACAGACCCTTCAGCGCTTACAGAAATCGCCATAGACAAGACACGCAAAATAATATGGATTAGAGAGCATTTCTACAAGGCTGGTATGTCCACCTCCAATATCTTTGAGATGTGCCGTAGAATCGCAGGAAAACAGCTTATAGTGTGCGATAATAGTGAGCCTCGACTAATAAGCGAGTTGAAGATGAAAGGACTCAATATAACGCCAACGATAAAAAAGAAAGGTAGTATCTTAACAGGAATCGCCCTAATGCAAGACTACGACATGGTGGTTGATAAAGGTTCTATAAACCTCATTAAAGAGTTCAATAACTATGCTTGGAAGTTGAAGGGAAGTATTCCGATTGACAACTGGAATCACGGTATTGATGGAAGTAGATACGCAATTCAATACCTACTTACTCGTAGCGTACCAAAAGGTATGTATGTAATAAGGTAAAAACAGGCGTTTTAAGCCCTCTATTAGGCGATTTAAGCGCACTTCTCGACCTAAGTGGTACTCAGATACCTTTGTGAATTTAAACGCCCTGTATGGCGAAAAAGCACAAGTGCTTATTTTGACTGCTCTATCTCTTTCTGAAGGTTGGCTAATGCTCTCCACGCTACCTTAGCTGAATGGCGAATACCATCTGTATCTATTGTGCCAGCTTCAAGTAGATGTCTTGCGAGGGCGTCTAATTCATCGCCTGACTTACTTCTATCCCAATGTAAAGGAGTGTTAGGATTGTGTTGCTCGTTGCCCACGAATGAGCATTGGGCGACTTCTCTTATTGCATCGGGAAAGTAATTCAATACCCCACTAAAGATTGGAGTTTGTTTCCTTCGTTTCTTAACAGCCTCCTCTTGGAGTCTGCTTGTGAATTTAATACCCCCCTCTGTGAATTTAATACCCTCGTTTGCTTCGTTGATATATTCAACGGCTTCGTCTAAATAATCGCCTGTGAATTTAATACCCCCTGTTGTGTCTTGTGTTTTCATGCTCTATGAATTTAATAGGTATAAAAAAAATACCCTACTCGATTGAATAGGGTATCTTATTATATCAGTAAAATAAATAGATGAACCATTAGAAAAATGATTGCATGACAAATATAGTAATAATTTCTTAACATTGGCTTAACATTGGAAAAAAAATTTGTGTCTATGTTTGTACCATAATTTTAAAACATATAAAAATGAGAACAATTGAAACAGAAGTTTACGAATTTCACGAATTAAGTGAACAGGCAAAAGAAGTAGCTATTATGAATGAGAGAGAGGCTAAATATCATTCTCCTTCTATATCCGATTTTATTATTGATGATTGTTATTTGCTTAATCCAAAAGGTGTACATGATTTGATTATTGAGAATACACGAAAGGTGTATTTTGACTTGTATAGGGGTTATATCAATATATCCGAAGGTATGCATATAAAAGATGATAAGGCGTTTTTAGATTGGCTTAATATACCTATTGAATTGCAAAATGAAGTTTACTATACTATAAAAGAAAGTACAATATATTTTGAAGAAAATGATTGTGAATATGAATTTACAGAAAATGATAATAAAATACTTGATGATGCAAAAGAAAAATTTGAGGAACATTGTTCTTGGATATTGGAATGTATTGAAAAAGAATATGACTTCCAATATAGCGATGAATGTATTATTGAGGATATTCAATGTAACGAATACGAGTTTACAAAAGAAGGAACACTAATATAAAAACACAATAATATGGAAATACAAATTGAATTTGGTGGATTTTACTGCTACCATGAAGGATATATTGAGAGTTGGATTGAAGCAGACAATGATTGTGGTGCTGAATGGAATATTGACAATGTAGATTGGCAAAAAACATTTGAAAGCTATGCTGAAAATTGGCTAAATAGATTTAATTCATATTGTAATTTAGATTTAGAGCTTGTTGGAATTGATAGTCCAAAATACTATAATTACCGAACAGACAGAATAATTGCAAAGATAGATGATAAGGATATTGAAAGTCTTATAGTGTTTGTAGATTATGTTGAATTTTATGAATATGCGAACCCACGATTGACTTCTCGTGATGGCTTCATTTCATTTTACAATGGACTTGATGATTTGATTGAGCGTTCTCAAAATGATGATGATGATAAGGCAATTTTACTCGGAATGGTTTGCGATTACCTTATTGAAGTAAATGAAGTAAATGAGGATATTTACGATTTGGAATATGATATATTTGAAATAAATGATAAATTAGTAAAAAATGAATAATGAGTTATTGAGAGAAACATTGAACGTTTTATTTGAATTGGAAGTTTATTTTGATTTTGATGAAACTAAAAAAGGTAGAGAAATAGGAAACTTAATAAATAAATTACAAAAGGAATTATGAATAATGAAACATTGAAGTTACTTGAGGATTGCAGAGATACGTTTAAAATGCTTTTAGATGTTGAATTTCTTAAGAATATAGATTTAGTACTGGAAATGATAAATGAAATTGATAACGCGATTAAAAACGAAGTAAAATGAGAAAGTTTAAAGTAAACATACCCAGCCTGGCAAATACCAATGCAGTATTAAACGCTAAAGACAAAGTCGAATTATTGGAAATAATTTGTAAGAAATATAATGTGGATATTCAACGCCACCGAATATTTGTAAAGGAAATATAAATTTAATAATATGAATAAAGCAGAATATAAAAAAGCATGTGTAGTATGTTTCCACGATAACCATAAAGACAATTTCTTATGTGAGAATTGTGGATTTGATTTTGATTTGGAAATTGGAACAGATGAGTTTGGATTGCCAACAATTCTATAAATTCAATAGGTGTAAATTTAATAGGGGTATGAATTTAATACCCCTATGAATTTAATACCCCTATGAATTTAATACCCCTATGAATTTAATAGGCTTGTCAATTCAATAAGGTATGTACACAAGTTTGGCTGTACAGAATACCCTATTTTTTGGGTACATGTATCCTAATCTGCAAAGCTACTTTTTTTTATGTTTCTTTTGTGTTAAGTTTTTAACATTAGTAGTTTACAATTTCTTAACGTTAAGTTTACAATTTCTTAACATTAGCTTAACATTAGATAAAAAAAAGCGTTGCATATTTGTACCAACAAAACAAAGTTTAATCTAAATATAATAACATGAAAAAAAATAGAAAACAATTTAAACATGATTTAGTAGCTTATTCAATAGTAGGTATTGTTGCATGCTATATTTTAGCTTGTGCGGTTTCAATAATTTCAAACCTTTAGAACATGGATAAGATAGTACAAATAATTGACAAAGTTTCTAAAATAGGTACAATTATCTTAGGTATATTTTTACCCTTATATATTTTGTATCACTTAATTTTTTAACATATGAAAACAATAGTAACAGAACATGATTTTTTAAATGCTTTTAACCATTATGGTCGGGAAAATCAATTTTCTTATCATGGTAAAAAGGCTCTATTTAACTATTTAGAAAACTTAGAAGATGAAACAGGTATTGAAATTGAGCTTGATATCATTGCTATATGTTGTGATTTTTGTGAATATGACAGCATCGATGAAATAAGAGAATATTACCCAAACATAAAAAACGAAAGACATTTGGAAAACTTTACAAACGTCATAAATGTAGATAACGGGAAATTGATAATACAAAATTTTTAATATTATGACAGTATCAGTATATAAAAACAAAATGTACTCAATTGAGTACAATAATAATGGTAGTTATACTTTTCGATGCGATGAAACAAAGGAAACGCTAAAAGAAACATATTTCTTTTATACGCTAAACGAAGCACGAAAAGAGTTTAAAAAACTAATTAAACAAAACTTATAAGCATGAAAAATAAAACACAATTTCTGCATCTTTGTGCATGGAAAAAAGAACAGAGAAAGTTAAACGATAAAACAATAAAACATGAAACCAAAGTTTTACACAAAAAATAACGAAGCTACAAAATACGCTTTATGTTGCGGATATACGCAGACGAGAAACAATAAAACGTTAAGTTATATTCATGGCGTATATAAAGTTGCTTCCCTATATGAAATAAAGTATTTTGAAACAATAAAGGAAGCGAGAAAATATCTATATTTTGGATAATTAAATTAAACTTAAATTGAAAATAGCACCTTATTTTGGTGCTTTTTTTATGCACCTATATTTAGGTGTTTTTTTTGTTATGTTATTGTAGCTCAGTTTGTTTGTATGGATATATTGTAGGGGATAAAGTTAAATAAGGGGGTTTATCTCTATTCTAACGCATTATCTCCTCAATTTAATACCTACATACCACCCAAACCATTTGAAGCCATTAGAGGGGCTTAAAATAGCCTTAAATCGCATCACCCCTGCTAATTTATTGCACTTTGTGTGTAATTTGTAGGAATATTCTTAACTCTGACGTAGGAAGGTACGCAGGGTGTGTTATAGCTAAACTCTATTCATACCTCAATTCCCATCTGCCAATGTAAATTCAATACCCTTGTAAATTCAATAGGTATTTCGTATCTTTGTCTTATGGCGACAAGAAAAAAAAGAGTAACTGAAGATTTAAACAATCACGAGCATTCCCTAAAAGCCTTCTCTTGGTGCATTAGAAACGATATAAGAGCATATCCTGTGCCGAGTGGAGGTAGATATCAGATAGTCGTAGAAAGTGGCTTAGAAACGCTTATTTCGCCTCAGACGTATTCTAAAGAAGAATGGTCGGCTAAAATATGGGAAATATATCGCCACTACTACGATAAAAACAATAAGGGTGTATGATACACTTAGTGTAACATAATACACTTAGTGTATGATACACTTAGTGTATTTTATATATTTATGGTACACTTAGTGTAACGTAATACACATAGTGTAACATAATACACTTAGTGTAACATGATACACTTAGTGATACATAGTATAACTATTATAATATATACCGCCACTAAGGCAGTTGGACAAACAATAACTAAATTCAATGTTAATTTAATATGAGTAAGAAAGCACAATTAGAATTATCAGTACCTACTACTCTTGGCGACATTACGCTTGGACAGTATCAGAGGTATATGAAACTTGTTGAGCAGAACAAAGATGACGAGAGCGCAACTGACTTTCTCAATATGAAACTTATTGAGATATTCTGTAACATAGAACTAAAGGATGTAATGCGTATTCCAGTAAGCGAAGTAGAAAAGGTATTGCAAATACTCGCCAAAGCGTTTGAAGAGAAACCTGAGCTTATTCGCCACTTTAAACTACTTGATGTCGATATGGGATTCATACCGAATCTTGAACGTATTTCTCTTGGCGAATATATAGACGCTGAGGATAACATTTCCGATTGGGAAACAATGCACAAAGCGATGGCTGTGCTTTATCGCCCAGTAAACTTTAGAAGCAAGGAAAGATATACTGTTGCGCCATACGAACCAAGTGATGAGGTATCTGAACTAATGAGAGAGATGCCACTTGATGTGGTAATGAGTTCAATGGTTTTTTTTTACGATTTAGGGATGGAGTTGTTGAAAGCTATCCCGAACTTTATACAAAACAGTCTGACGGAAGAACAGACTTATCTGCTCAAGCAAACTTTGGCGCAAAGTGGGGATGGTATCAGTCAATATATGGACTTGCTCAAGGGGATGTCCTTAGATTCGATGCCGTTACGCAAACAGAATTATTCCAATGCCTCAACTACCTAACATTTGAAAAAGAGAAGAACGAATTGGAAGCACAACTAATAAAGAACGCACACAATAAAAACTTATGAGAGAGTATTACGACTTAGTAGATAAACTATACACGTATTTGAATGGTAGCCCATCTGTCAATACAGTTACCTTTGGCGACATATTCCAAGTGGACTTATCTAAGCAAACTATATTTCCTTTGGCGCACGTTAATATTCAGAGTGTGTCGTTCACCGATTATGTGATGCAGTTCAACCTACAAGTGATTTGTATGGATTTAGTAGATGAGAACAAAGATGACAAACTCGCCACAGCGACTATTCCGTACAGAGGATTAGACAACAAGCACGATGTACTGAATACCCAACTGACAGTAATCAATGGATTACAGGCTGCATTACGCAGAGGCGAACTATTCAGAGATAAGTATCAAGTTATATCGGATGTTAGCGCCAACTTATTTGAAGATAGATTCGAGAACCTACTTACTGGCTGGAGTCTTGATTTAACGCTTCAGGTCGCCAATGATGATATGAGCTTGATTAACGCAACAGGGGATGCTTGTAGATAATGGACATTAAACTAAAAAATACAAAAGCATACATTACATCGTTTATGCAGAACGACACACTCGACCTGTATAGAAGATTTATAAAAGAAGAAGCTATAAACAGAGCATTTGGTGGCGCATATAAATTAGACGCAACAGGCGATTTAGCAAACAGTCTAATGGTCAAGATTGATGAGAAAGGAGAATCATTAGACGCACAGCTATTAGCGAACAGCTACATTGAATCGCTTGATGAAGGAACTGGAAAGCACTTCCCAAACATTGATGCCCTTGTAAACTGGATAAAGAGAAAGCCAGTAACAATAGAGTCATCAAAGATAAAGGGTGCTACTAAAGAAAAGCAGATTAGAAGCCTCGCATTTGTTATTGGGCGAAGTATAGATGATAAGGGATTAAACAGAGGTAAGCCGTTAAATTTCCTACAAGGTTTGTACGAAAATCGCTACAAAGCATTACTTGAAGGAATAACTGAGCCAGTAGTTGAAGATGCTAAGGTTATCATAGACGAAATGCTATTAGAGATGGGATATACTAAAAAAGGAAACGAATACACGATAGAAACAAAGTAATATGTCAACAAGAATAAACGTAAGAAGTCCATTTTACATAAAGGTAGAGCCGAGCGCAAATACCATAACGACAGTCCGAATGGAACTGTATGTTTATACAGGCGAAAGATTAGACCCTCCTACATCAAGCGAATTGAGATATACTATATCTAAAGCACCTATTGGCTCTAACAACTATGTTGTTTTTGAGATTAGTGAGCTTGTAAGAGATTATTTGGATATTGAATTTGATGGCGAATATGATAGTCAATGTGTATGGGTAAGACCAGACTTTACAATCACAACGACAGGAGGAACAGAAAATCCTACGCCTGTTAATTATATTGCACTTGATGGATATACATATTTTGAGGATGGTGCGCAATCTGCGGATAGTCCATTGGGCAATATAGGCGCACTAATGTCAAATAGAACCATCTTTAGATTAAACGATTCAAACGTAAGAATACCTGTATATGCACCTAATACTCGTAGTGTAGCTTTTTATTATAAAGGCGCTTTAAAGCGTACTTTAAGAATCTTAACAGGATTTCCAGCAAACACAGATGACAGAATAAATTATGTTACTGTAAGCGGTTCTGACAACACAGACACCTATGAAGAAAGAGTTTTAGCTAATGGAGGTACATTTGAAGATAGCGTTTGCTTACAGAACTTCTTAGACACCATAGATATAGGTTTAGTGGATGAAGTATGGGTTACTTATGATTTAGGAACAGATTTTACAGGCGCAAGTAGTGTTACTTCAACAGAGGACACTAAAACAGATATCATAAAGATAAAAACCGCTGACTGCTCAAGATACACGCCAATAAAAGTAACCTTTGTAAATAAACATGGCGCATTACAAGACCTTTGGTTCAGACTTAAGTCCACAGAAACCACAGATGTTCGTGGAGAAAGCTATAAGCGTTCTACATTTAACGAGGGTACTTTGTCGTACAAAACATATCAACACCAAAAGCAATCATTCCAAGTAAACGGTAGCGATAGGATAACAATGAATACAGGCTACCTTGATGATGAACACAATGCTGTTATGGAGGAGTTGATGTTATCTGAACAGGTTTGGATGACTAAACTAACAGATGAAGAACTCGTTTTACCAATATCGCCAAGAACTAAATCTATTACATATAAGACAAGTTTAAATGATAAGTTGGCAAACTATACCATTGAATTTGATATGGCATTTGACAAGATAAACAATATTCGATAATGAATAAAGTTATTCTATACATAAAGGATACTTATGGTGATTACCAAAAGGTAGATTTGTTTGATGATGAAACAATATCTATAACATCTAAGATACAAGATATACGAGATTTATCTAAAGTGTTTACAGATTATTCTCAGTCATTCACCCTACCTGCTTCTAAAACAAACAATAAGATATTCGCTCACTTTTATAATTATTTTATAGATGGTCAGATTCAATCAGATGGAAGTGAGGCAGGTGTTTTTGATGCAAGAAAAAAGAAAGACGCTATAATAGAAATAAATTACATACCCTTTAGAAGTGGCAAGATATTTCTTAATGGCGTTAAAATGAAGGATAATAAACCATATTCTTATAATATAACATTCTTTGGGAACACAGTAACATTAACCGATTTGTTTGGAGATGATGAATTAAGTCAATTAGACCTAAGTGCATTTGACCACGATTACGGATTAAGCCAAGTTCAAACAGGATTAACCACAGGTCTATTTTCAGAATCTATAATATACCCACTAATAACACACACTCAAAGATTATATTACGATTCAAGAAATCCTGAAGGACACGACTCTAATACTTTGGATGGTAACTTATTTTACCACAACAATGAACACTCAGAAAATGTAGCGTTGAGGTTTACAGAATTAAAACCTGCCTTGAAAATAAAAGACATAATAAACGCCATAGAGTCTAAGTACGGAATAGAGTTTGTTGATTCAGATTTCATATCTACAACTCCAATGTCCAATCTTTATATGTGGCTTAGTAGAAGGAAGGGTGCGATAGGGGCTTCACAAGAAGATGGAGAACGAGTCAAGGTGCTTGAAGATTGGCAACACGATAGCGGAGATACATACGTTACAATAAGTTCTAATGGTCAAGAATTAAGTGTAGTAAATAAAGCGGCTGATTTAGAAATAATCGCAGGTGCAACGGAAGCTTCAGCAGGATATTACTTAACTATTACCCCCGAAAGCTTATACACTTCAACACAATACGATATAGAAATTTATGTAGATGGTGTCCTTAAAACTACTAAAAACAATGTTACAGGAACTCAAAACTTAAACTATATAGAGTTCTTTAGCTTGTACACAAATTTATTGGGTCATCCAAACAAAATAAACAATAAGGTTGTTAAGTTTATAGTTAAGTCTGAACAGGCGTTTTTATTCACCCCATCTGTTACATTTAGAAGTGTTAATGTTGATAATCCAAAAGAGGAGGTTCTGAATTGTAATGGGGTACTATCTGCAACATCAACTATATTGATTTCTCAAGAAATACCTAAAATGAAGGTTATTGATTTTGTGTCTGGAATACTAAAAACCTTTAATCTTACACTTTATTACGTATCAGATGAATCTGATGCTGATTATGGTAAAATAAAAATGATACCACTTGACGATTTCTTTGATGATAATCCACAGACATTTGACATAACAGAATATGTTGATTCATCACAACACGATGTAGATTCAACAATACCCTTCAGCGAAGTGGATTTTGAATACCAAGAACCCACGACATTGTTGATGAAACAGCACGAGGAAATATTTAATCATATTTTTGGCGACGAGGAGTTTAAACCTGAAGGCGTAGATAGAGGTAAGCCATACACCGTTAAGCTACCATTTGAACACTTAAAATACGAGAGATTATTTGATGTGAATGGTGATGTTAAAAAAGATATATTATGGGGTTATTCAGCAGGAGATAATTTTAAACCCGACCCACAAGCAACACCGCAGCCAACAGCTAATTATGAACCAACATTAACCAAACCTGTTATATTTTATGGAATAAGAGAAACAGGATTAACAGATGGTATAAACTTTAACATAGGAACAACAAATGATGAGTTGTCTAATTATTGGCGACCATCAAACACTAATGAAGATGGTTCTAATCAAGATGAGCCACTTGAAAGCGGAATAGTCGCATCTGTTGCCACTAACAAACTAATAGCTGCAAGTCAAAACTTTTTAACTACTGTGGAAGTTGGTGATAGGGTGTTAAACTTAGGTAGTCAAGAAATCACAACGGTAGTTTCAGTTGATAGTGATAACGAACTAACTCTTGTTGATGATATATTTACAATCCAATATCAGTCTTACAGAATATATAGACCACCATCATATACTCTTAATTTTGACAATGAAATTGATGAATGGAATTTAACAGACTACGAGGCAACAACAAACTCATTGTTTAAGGTATTTTACAAAACATATATAGAGGACGCCTTCAACCCAAAGAAGCGTATATTTAAGCTGACAGCATATTTACCAAACAGTATATTACTAAACTATAAGCTGAATGATAGATTTCAGATAGGCGACAAGGTGTTTACTATAAATTCAATAGACACCAATCTAAAGACAGGCGAATCTAAACTTGAATTATTGAACGTATTATGATAAAGAATTTAATAGATATGTTGCAACTCTCTGATTGGTATGGTGTATCTCATAATGTGGATGTCGCCAAAGGATTGTATGAGGGGTGCAGCAACTGGAGTGATGTAGTGGAACAAGTGAAAAGAGTAAAAGAATCTAAAGCATACAGAAATGGCTGAAAAAAAGATAATAATATCGGTTGAGGTAAGTAGCGAAAAAGCGAAACAAACTATTGAATCAACTGCTAAGTCCGTTGATAGACTTGCAAAAGCAGAAAAAGAATTAGCCTTTCAGCAAAGCGAAAAGGGCAAGAAACTTGCTGAGGTAAACGAAAAAACAAGGAAACAGAAAGAATTAAACAAGGAAGTTGCACAATCAAATCTTGGTTTAAAAAAATCAATAGACCCTGTAATTGAAGCTAAAAAGAAATTAGCTCAACTACAAAGTCCAGAAGCGATTGAACTTGAAAAGGTAAATCAGCAGTTAAAGATACAAAAAGACTTAAATGTTGCTGCTGCTAAATCAGACTTAGGTTTAACCGATTCAAAGAGTAAACTCAATAAGGAAATAAGTAAAGAGGAACAGCTAACCGAAAAGCTGAACTATGAATTATCTGATGAGGCAAAAAGAATAGCTGTACTAAATGAAAACCTTAAAATAGCCAAACAGAGAAACGCTGATTATGCGAAATCTCAGATAAATCTCACTCAAAAGAATGATGGCTTAAATAAGACAATAGCTACTGGAACAAAAGGTCTGAAACAAAATAGAGCGCAATCAGGTCTTAACAACGCAATACTAATCGAACTTGGTCGTACCGCTTCGGATGCTCAATACGGTTTTCAGGGTATGGCGAACAACATTGGTAGGATAGTCGAACTTGGTCAGGAGTTTACGAGGACTGGCGGTGGAGGGTTGAAGAATTCTCTTAAAGAACTCGGAAGGTCAATACTTGGTGGAGGAGGTATTCTTATTGGGATTCAGTTACTAATATCATTCTTACCTAAACTTCAACAGAAGTTTAAAGAAGCCTCAACAGGTGCTGGTGTTTTAGGTGATTCATTAAAAAAAGCTGGTGATTCAGCAGGTTCAACTATTAGAGAATTAGATGATTTATTGTCTATAATATCTGATTCAAGCTCTACTACATTTGAATACGATACAGCAGTACAGCAGTTAGAAAAAAACTTCCCCAAACTAATAACGCAACTCAATATTGCAGGTCTTTCGGTTGAGGACTTAAAAGATGAAACTGAGGATGCCACTAAAATAACAGCTCTATACAGAGAGGAAATAGTTAAACTTGCAAAGGCAAAAGCTATTTTATCTGTCATTGATGAATTATATGCCGATAGGATAAGACTTCAGTTAGAAATGGATATGGCACTTCTTGAGGCTGAAAAAACATCGAGTACGGAAAGGATAAAATTCATAAGAAAAGATGGTCAAGCCGTATATAGAACTGAAGAAGAATTAGATGAATTAAGAAGGAAAAGGGTAGAAAAGGTCAGAAAAGATTACGACAAAGACTTAAAGGAAATAGATGAAAAAATACAACAAGCCAGTAAATACATAGATGAACCTTTGGGGAAATTAAATGATTTTGAAACTGAAACTGTTTTAGCATTTAAAAAGATAGGAATACAAAGAGTTACGTCTGATAATGAATTTACAGCAACAGTATTGACTAATTCCGACAAAAGAAAGACAGCTATAAAAGATGAGGCTATGTCTTTTGAGGAGTCTTTAGAATATTATAATCAACTTGCTCAAGGATTGTCTTTAGCTGTTGGCGCAGTATTCGATGCTGAAATACAAAGAGAGGAGAGAAAGACAACTCTCTTAAATAATCAGCTTCAAGAAAGATTAAATAACGAGAAACTTAGCGCCCAACAAAAAGAAGCTATCAATAAACAGATAGAAGCAAACGAAGTTAAGTTAGCTAAAAAGAGAGATGAACTTGCCGAGAAACAGTTTAAGCTAAACAAGGCTGCAAGTATATCAAGCGCACTTGTAAATACATATTTAGCCGCAACGGATGTTTTGGCAAAAACAAAACTTGGTCTTGTTGGTAAAATAGCAGCTATGACACTTGTTATATCTGCTGGTTTGGCGCAAGTAGCAGCAATAGCAAAACAACAGTTTGTTCCAACTGCACTTCCATCAGGTTCTGCTGGTGGTGCAGCAGGTGGTGGCGCAGGAATAGAAGCGCCTGATTTTAATGTAGTAGGTGCATCAGGTCAATCTCAGTTGGCGCAAACAATAGCTGGTGCTGAGGCACAGCCAGTAAGAGCATTTGTAGTTGGAAAAGACATTTCAACACAACAAGAACTCGATAGAAACATAACAAATACCGCATCATTCGGTTAATTTAATACTATGAAGATTATAGAGCTTTTTATAGATGAAGAAGGATTGTTGTCTGGCATAGATGCCATATCAATCGTAGAGAAACCAGCGATAGAAGAAAATTTTATCGCCCTATCCGAAGAAAAACAAGTACAACTCGCAGAAGTAGATAAAGAAAAGAAGATTCTCATGGGTGCAGCACTTATACCCAACAAGAACATTTACAGACGTAATGGCGAGGATGAATACTACATATATTTCTCTGAAGATACCGTAAGAAAGGCTGCTGAGCTGTTTTTGATGCAAGGAAATCAAAATAGAAGCACTTTAGAGCATCAGGCAGAGCTTCACGGCTTGTCTGTGGTAGAATCGTGGATTGTAGAGGATGAAACGCACGACAAGAGCCGTAAATATGGTTTAAATATGCCTCTTGGTACTTGGATGGTATCTATGAAGGTAAACAACGATGAGGTTTGGGAAGATTATGTAAAATCAGGCAAAGTAAAAGGATTCTCAATAGAAGGTTACTTTACGGATAAGGTTGCTATGTCTAAAATCGAGGAACTTGAAGAAGAAAGTGAAGCAAGACAGATACTTTTAGAAATAGCTAACGTAATCTTAGGCAACAAATATGAACTCGCTACATACTCTGATTACCCAAAAGCTGTAAGAAACAATGCTAAACTTGGTATTGAATTGAATAGGAGTGTAAACAATAGATGTGCAACTTCTGTTGGCAAAGTAAGGGCGCAACAACTCGCCAGAGGTGAAAGATTAAGCGTTGCTACAATCAAGCGTATGCACTCTTATCTATCAAGAGCTGAAGTGTATTACGATAAGCGCAATATGAAAGCCTGTGGAACTATATCGTATCTTCTATGGGGTGGTAAAGCTGGTAAAAGATGGGCAGCGAGTAAACTGCGTGAGTTAGGCGAATTAAAGTAACATTATGAAGAAAGCATTTGAAACACCAAGCAGAACATCTCCACGCAATTCAAGAAGGGGATGCCTGTGCAAAGACGGTAAAAAATACTCAAGAAAGTGCTGTGATGGTACTTTAAGGGCGCAGGGCATAGGAAAAATCTAACAAGAATATTTTTATTTATTATTATTATATACTTTAAAGTTAAACTATTATTATGGAAGGTAAAGCAACTGACATTCTGAAAGACATTATGCAAAAGCTTTCTATGATTAACGCTGAGGAAGTACAAGAAGAAGTAGATAACGTAGAAGTTGTCGCTGAAGAAGTATCTGCTGAGGTTGAGGTCAAGGAAGAAGTTGAATTGTCTGAAGAAGTAGAAGAAGTAGCCGAAGAAGAAGCTACTGAACTTGCTGAAGATTCTACTGAGGAAACCACAGACGAAGTTTCCGAAGAACTTGCTGAGGAGGAAGTAGAAGAAGAAGCAGAATTAGACGAGGACAAGTATGTTTCTCGTGATGAGTTCGATTCTAAAATCGCTGAATTAAAAGACTTGATTGAGTCTGCGAAGGGCGATATGGGAAAAGAAAAAGAAATGTATGAAGCTGAAAAAGCTGAATTGAGTGCGCAAATTGAAAAGCTATCTGCTGAACCAGCAGCCGAGCCAATCAGCCATGCACCAAACCAAAAACAAGAACAAAAGGAGATGATTCGCTATGCGCAAAATCGCCCAAGTTCAACAATTAACCGTGTATTTTCTAAATTAAACTAAATAAAATGAGTAATCACAATGTAAACTTGACTGGCTCTGTTGCCAGTATCACTTCAACTTACGCTGGTGAGTTTGCTGGGAAATATATCTCTGCTGCTCTCTTAAGCGGTAAAACTTTGGCTGAAGGTGCAATCACTATTAAGCCTAATGTTAAATTCAAAGAAGTTGTAAAGAAAGTTGCCTCTACTGGTATTGTTGCCGATGGAAGCTGCGACTTTAGCGAAACTTCTAACGCTTTGACCTTGACTGAGCGCATCCTTCAACCTGAGGAGTTCCAAGTAAACCTTGAGCTTTGTAAGAAGGATTTCCGTAGCGATTGGGAAGCTGTTCAAATGGGCTACTCTGCCTTTGATGAATTACCTTCTTCTTTCTCTGACTTCTTGTTAGGTCATGTTGCTGCTAAAGTAGCTGAGAAAACCGAGCAAAACATCTGGGGTGGTGTAAACGCCAACGCTGGAGAATTTGATGGTTTGACTGTACTTATGGCTGCTGACGCTGATGTAAATGACGCTGCTAACGGTTCTGAAACTTCTTATAGTTCAAGCAACATCGTAACTTTGCTTGGAAATGTAGTTGATGCAATTCCTGCTGCTGTTTACGGAAAAGAAGATTTGACCATCTATGTACCTACTATTGCTCTCCAGTCTTATGTTCGTGCTTTAGGCGGATTTGCTTCTGGTGGACAAGGTGCTGCTGGTTATGATGCAAAAGGACAACAATGGTACAATATGGGTAATGCACTTTCTTTTGAAGGTATCAAAATCCAACATGCGCCTGGTATGCCTTCTGACCACATCGTAGCTGGTGAGGCTTCTAACATCTACTTTGGTACTGGACTATTGTCTGACCATAACGAAGTTAAGGTACTTGATATGGCTGACCTTGATGGTAGCCAAAACGTAAGAGTAATTATGAGATTTACTGCTGGTGTACAATATGGTATCGGTAGCGACCTTGTATTGCAAACTCTTGCTTAATAAATAAATTGTCTAATAAATAAAAGGGTGGGTGAGCCGAGAGCCTACCTACCCTTTTTTAATAATATAAAAATATGGCTTGTGCAATTACAAAAGGAAGAACTCTCCCTTGCAAGAATTCAGTAGGAGGCTTAAAGAATGTTTTCATTCTTGATTATAGTTCGGCTGTTGCTGACCTAACGCCTTCATCTGGTACGGTAACACTACCTACCTCTGGTGCGGAATTCTTTAAGTTTGAGATTAAGGGTAATTCTTCCCTTGAAACTACTGTTACCTCATCAAGAGAGAACGGAACTACTTTCTATGAAAGTACCTTGAACTTGACATTCGCTTACTTGGATGTTGAAACTCAGGAAGAATTAAAATTACTTAACGCTGGTCGTGCGCACTATGTTGTTGAAACCTACAACGGAGATTACTTGTTGATTGGTAAAGAACACGGTGCTGAGGTAACTGGTGGTACTATCGTAACTGGTGCTGCTATGGGCGACTTGAGTGGATTTACTTTAACAGTAACTGCTCAGGAAACTGCGCCTCCATTCTTTGCTACTGCGCCTGACGAGAGTGCTAACGACCCCATTGACCCAGATGGTGCATAAATTCAATAGGGGTGTGAATTTAATAGGGGGAGGCTAACGCTTCCCTCTTTTTTTATACGACAAAAACAAAAAGCGTTGTATTTGTTACTTTAGTATGCATATATTAACTACATCGGCAGGATTGCAAGAACTAAATGTTGTGTTAAGAAGTAGTGTTGCTTTCGCAAGAATATCTCTTTATGACAAGTCTGAGAGAAAAGAATTAGTTGCAAATCCTGACGTAACTGATATTTCAGAGTCAAATGGAATAACAACGATTGAGCTTTCGTTTGAACAGGATTTAGTTGAGGGCAGATTCTATTCCTTAACAATAGAGAATTTTGCACAATCTGATGTTTATTACAAAGGACTTGTTTTCTGTACGAATGAAAGCGATTACAACAAGTTTAACGTACATAAAGACGACTATGTAGTTGAGGATAGCTACGACAACGAATACGTTATATTATGAGCAACAAAGCAATAAAATACGCCAAGAATCGCCCACTTCCACAAGTGAAAGATGGAAAGATACATATAGTGAATCTTGGCTCATATTCAAGACCTGATATGAAAGAGTATCGTAATCAGGAATGGATTGGTTATGGCGATGACAACAATTACTTTGAGTATCTAATAGACAGATACAATGGTTCGCCAACTAACAATGCTGCGATAAACGGTATTGCAGAGATGATTTACGGAAAGGGCTTAGATGCTACTGATAGCGAAAGTAAAGCGTCTGAGTATGCTGAAATGAAAGAGCTACTCCGTAAGGATTGTATGAAGAAGATATGCTACGACTACAAGATGATGGGTCAAGCTGCACTTCAGATTATATACACTAAAGATAGAAAGAAGATTGCTCGTGTTGAGCATATGCCTGTTGAAACGCTTAGAGCAGAGAAATGTAATGAGAAGGGCGAAATAGAAGGCTACTATTACAGCGCTGACTGGGCGAATGTAAACAATAGAACAAAGCTAAAGAGAATACCTGCATTTGGTTTCTCTAATGCGCCACTTGAGATTCTATACATCAAGCCATATCGTGCAGGGTACAAGTATTATTCGCCAGTAGATTATCAGGGTGGATTGCAGTATGCAGAGCTTGAAGAAGAAATCGCAAACTACCACATCAATAACATACAGAATGGTCTTGCACCAAGTATGCTTATTAACTTCAATAATGGTGTACCACCAGAAGAACAGCGTGAAGCGATTGAAAGAAGCATTGTAGATAAGTTTAGTGGTTCTTCTAATGCTGGGCGCTTTATCTTGGCGTTTAACGACAGCAAAGAACTCTCTGCTACAATAGACCCTGTACAGTTGTCTGATGCTCACCAGCAGTATCAATTCTTGTCTGACGAATCTATGCGCAAGGTAATGGTATCACACCGTATCGTATCGCCTATGCTTGTCGGTATTAAAGACACAAGCGGTCTTGGTAACAACGCAGAGGAGTTGCAGACAGCTTCTGTACTTATGGACAACACAGTTATTCGCCCAATGCAAGTAACCATCTTAGATGAGCTTGAAAGGGTACTCGCCTACAATGGTATTGAGTTGGATATATACTTTAAGACATTACAACCACTTGAGTTCACAGACCTAACTAACGCTATTAGCGAAAGCGAAATAGAAAAGGAAACAGGTGTCAAGAAAGACCAAGTGGATGAAGAACCACAAATAGAAGAAAGCGAGGAATAATATGGCAACAGCATTATTTATAAAGAGAGCAGACCTTATTAAGAATACCGCCATGAACGGTAATGTTGATACGGATAAGTTCATTCAGTTCATCAAAATTGCACAGGAAATCCACGTTAGAAACTATCTTGGAACTGACCTGTATGATAAGATTAGTGCTGACATTATCGCTGGTACATTATCTGGCGACTATTTAGACCTTGTAAACGACTTTATTCAGCCTATGCTTATTCACTTTGCTATGGCTGAGTATTTACCATTTGCAGCATATACAATCGCCAATGGTGGAGTGTACAAGCATAACGCAGAGAACAGTTCAATCGCCAACAAAGAGGAGGTTGATTTGTTAATTAACAAGGAGAGAGATTATGCGGAATACTACACTCAGCGTTTTATTGACTACATGAGTTTTAACGCTCAGGATAAGTTTCCAGAATATTACACTAACAACAACGATGACATTTATCCTGACAAAGATACATTATTTCACGGATGGGTACTGTAAGTAAATACAAACCGAAAAAAGAAAACATAATTAAGTTAAAGAAATATTTAGATGCCAAACGAAATATATCACAGAAGCAATTGGGGAAACGCTAACGCAGAGGGGTTTGGCGATGTGTACTTTGATGCAGCAGCAACAAACAAGCTGTACAATCATTCTGACTATTACGAGAACTCTGATGGCACAGATAAGATATTAAAAGACTTATCCAACAAAGCGAGTATTGTCTTAACACCTACTGCATATTCAGATGGTAGCTTAAATACTGTTATACCGCCTTATCAGGTGTTGCCTACTGAATTGGTTACTAATGGCACGTTTGATACAGATAGTGATTGGTTAAAATTTAATGGAGCAACAATTTCTAACGGAGTTGCAGAATTAGACGATGTTAGCGGTTCAGTTATTCAACAAGGTATAACTACTGAGGTTGGTAAAAGATATAATATAAACGCTAATATCACAGGATTAGGTAACGATTATTATTTGTGCGTTGGTACAGGTGTAGGTACAGGTTCAACAAATCGTAACGTGTTACATTCTCAAAGTTTATCTGCGACATTTGTTGCAACGTCCACATTGTCTTATATTGGAGTAAGGAATAATTTAAACAACAACACTTATACAATAGACAACGTAAGCGTAAAAGAAATACAAGAAGCCGACTTTGACTTTAGTAGAGGTTCAAGTGCTACAAGAGTAAACGAGCAAGGGCTTGTAGAGGACGTACAGATATTAAGTGGAGAGCTTGTACAAAACGGAGACTTTGAGCAGATAGGTAGTGAACTTGTTACTAACGGAAACTTTGATACTGATAGTGATTGGATTAAGGGTACAGGGTGGAGTATAAGTGATGGTAAAGCAATATATACAGGTACAACTAATTCTGATTTAGCTCAAAGTGGTATTTTAACGAGTGGTAAGTTATATAAATTACAGTATGAAGTTATTAATAGTACTTTAGTCAATGGTGTAGTTAAATTGTCAGGCACGACAGCTTCTGCGCAAAATGTTTTATCTCAAACTGTTGGTACACACACTCTATACTTTACTGCTAATGGCACAGCACCTACAAGTTTTAATATAAGAATAGTATTAAACACAAGTGGACAGTTTGAAATAGACAACGTATCAGTAAAAGAGGTCGGACAGAATTGGAGTGGTATTAATGGTGCTACTTTGTCTTTTGATTCTAATAGAGCTGTAGTTACTATTGCAGCTCAAAGTGGTAGTGGTTTAGCAAGTGATTCTACTGTACCTGTTCAGTCAGGGAAAAAATATAAATTAGAAGCAGATGTAGAAATAGGAACATACACAGGCACTTCTGTAATTTTAAATTTATTAGGCACAAGCTCTTCAGCAATTACTATTGCATCAAGCGGAGTTACAAGAGTAAGCCACATTTTTGATGCCTCATCAACAACAAATACAAGTGCAAGAGTTTTAAGAGGTTCAGCAGATACAGGTACACTATTTATTGATAACGTATCAGTAGTCGAAATAACAGACGATACAGACTTACCAAGAATAGACTATACAGATGGAGAGGGTAGTTTGTTGTTAGAGCCACAGAGGACTAATCTTGTAACGTATAGTGAGGATTTAACACAATGGGTTGCATCTTCTGGTATTCAATTAACAAGCGGTCAATTAGGTGTTGGAAACTCTAATGATGCTTGGAAAATACAAAGAAGTTTAGCATACGACAATATAAGAAGTGTTATATCGTTTACATCAACTTCAACAGTTAGTGTGTATGCCAAAAAAGGCAGTTATAATTTTTTAAGAATTGCAATTAGTGCTATTCCTGAACAATGTTATTTTGATTTAGAAAATGGTATAATAGGCACTACTTCTAATTTAATTTCTTCTGATATAAAATATATAAACAATGGTTGGTACAGATGCTCAATGACCTTCAACAACGCAAGTGGTACAGGTGTATATATTCAACCTGTTGAAACTGATGGTGGAATAGGTAATTCTGGAACAGGTCATATATTTGTTCAGTATCCGCAAACAGAAGCAGGAAGCTACCCAACCTCCTACATCCCAACAAACGGAAGCACAGTAACTCGTAATGCAGACGTATGCAATAATAGTGGCTCTGCACAAGACTTTAATTCAGAAGAAGGAGTATTGTATGCTGAAATAAGTGCTTTGGCTAATTATAATACGCAAAGATGGTTAAGTTTGAGTGATGGTACTCATTCAAATGCAGTAAAAATTGGACTTTTAAATAGTGCAACAGATTTTAGATTTGCAGTAGAGGTCAGGAGTGCAAATTCAACACAAGCGTTTATGACATATAACTTTGGTGCAATTACACCGACTATGACTAAAGTAGCAATTAAATTTAAACAAAATGATTTTGCTTTGTGGGTAAACGGAACTGAAAGAGCAACAGACACAAACGGAAATACACCAACAGGTCTTAATGAGTTAGCTTTTGACAGGGGAGATGGCGGACAAGATTTTGAAGGTAACGTTAAATGCGTTGCAGTATTTACAGAAGCTCTTACAGACGAACAATTAGAAAAATTAACAAGTTAGTATGTACGATAAAGCAAGTTTAGCGTTAATACCAAGTGGAACTAAAGACGGTACATTATATTCCGTTTTACCTGCTGATGGCGATGGCGATTTTGACCACACAAGAGCAACTTCTGCCACAAGAGTAAACAAAGACGGACTGATTGAAAGTGTTGCAAGTGGTGTACCAAGATTGGACTACCCTTTGATTGACGGAGTGGTACAGGATTGTCCTGCTTTACTTTTAGAGCCGAGTAGGACTAATCTTGTAACGTATTCAGAAGATTTTAGTGAGTGGACTTTGTCAAATTCAAGTGTTTTGTCAAGTCAAGTTGTTTCTCCTGATGGCACACAAAATGCTGATAAAGTTATAGCATCTGCAACAAATACAACCCATTTTGTAGCAATTATACCATCAGTTTCGGCTACAACTACATACACATTTACTTTGTATGCAAAATCAGACGAATATGAAAGATTATATATTCGACAAGGTACAGGCAATTCTCCTTCTGCAGCAGTATATGATTTAAATGGAGTAGGTGCAGTTTTAGAAACTTATGGAAGCCCATTAGATACATCTATTGAGTTGGTAGGTAATGAATGGTATAAAATTACACTTACAAATATAACAAGCTCTACATCTCCAAATTTTGCACCTAATATTACAGGAATACCTAATAGTGGTTATTCTGCTGATGCTGATGGTGTTACTTTTTTAGGTGATGGAACAAGTGGGGTTTTTATTTGGGGTGCGCAATTAGAAGAAGGAAGCTACGCAACTTCCTACATACCCACATCAGGTTCTACTGTAACTCGTAATGCCGATGTATGTGAGAACGCAGGTAACGCTGACTTGTTTAACGACAACGAGGGTGTGTTGTTTGCTGAATTTTCAATGCTTAATGATTCAGACACTTCAAACAGGTATATTTCGCTTTCTGATGGTTCGCCTGATAATTCTATTATGTTTCAGATTACAGGTGGAGGAGATTTGAATCTATATAACAATGGAACTTCAAATGAAAATAGAATAGACACATATCTTGCAGACTTAACTCAAGATATTAAAGTGGCTGTTCAATATGGACAAAACACAAGTGATTACAAAGTTTATATAAACGGAGTATCTCAATCATTGAATAGCTCATTTGTAGCGGAAACTATAAGTGGATTAGATAATTTATCAATAGATTATCCAACTTTTGACTTTAAGTTTAACGGAAAAGTAAAACAACTAATGGTATTTAACGAAGCACTTACAGACGCAGAGTTAATAGAATTAACAACAATATAAATTATAAATACAATGAAGTACATTTTTAAGAAGTATGAATTTGATAGCGAAGCACAGGCAGAAACAAGAATTGCAGCTTTGCCAAACTCAACAGATGAAGAGGGAAACAGCCACCCTTCACACAGCCATACGGTTGTTAAATTGGGTTATTTGCCTATTGTAGAGCCTACATTTGACGATGAGGGTAACGTGGTAACAGAAGGCGAGTACAGCACCAAGTATTCTGTTGATGTACTATGGAAAGCAGGTGAAATTACAGAAGCCAATGAAGATGGGGAATCTACTATAAACTATCCTTATGGATGGTCAAGCAAGGAGATTTCTGTTGAGGGCAACGGAGTTCATACATTCGCAGGTTGGTCTTTTAACTAATTAGATATGGACACTTCAAGCTTTAAAGTATATGCGATTAACTTGTCAGCGATGACTATATCGGCAATCGACCAAATAGAAACTGCATTGAAATTACTTTTGCTTGTGGTGTCAATAGGCTATACAGTAGCAAAGTGGCACGAGTTGAGAAAGAAGAAAGAGTAGGGTTACCAAACTCGGAAGTAAAAACGTGCCAAACATGGAAGTTATGAAATATTTTAATTACTTTGAGTTTGATTCGCCAGACATACAGGGTTCTGGTCAGCTAATGAGCAAAGAGCTTCTTGAGATACTCGATGAGGTAAGAGAGGACTATGGCAAGCCTATACACATTACAAGTGGGTACAGAACGGAAGCTCATAACGCTAAGGTTGGCGGAAAACCAGCGTCAAGCCACCTAAAGGGCTTAGCTGTTGATGTGGCGTGTACTACATCAAGAGATAGATTTGAACTTGTTAGGTTGTTCTTAGAATACGGCATTACAAGGATTGGTATTGCCGATACGTTTATACATATTGATATAGACGATGAAGATAAGTCGCCTAACGTAATTTGGACATACTAATGAAAAAGCTCTTACAACTCATTACAGGCGGTTTAGTGAAGGATATTGGTGAAGTAATAGATAAGGTTACTACAACCGATGAAGAACGCTTAGAAGCCAAGAGAAAGATTCAAGAACTATTAGAAAAAGCAGACAATGATGCTCAAACGCAGGTTACAGAACGCTGGAAGTTTGATATGCAAAGCGACAACTTTTTGTCAAAGAATATACGACCGCTTGTTATGGTTTTTCTTACAACGATGTTTACCTTACTGGCATTTACCGATGGAAACATTGGACAGTTCTCAATACAAGAAGAATATATCCGAATATTTCAAACACTCCTCGTTACTGTTTACGGTGCGTACTTTGTTGGAAGAACTTGGGAAAAAGGGAAAAGTAATGGCAAAAAAGATAGTTAACGCATACACTCCTTCTTCAAGGACTAAACGACCAAACGTACATTCTAAAAATGCCTCTGTTGGACAGAAGGGTTGGAAGAAGAAGTATCGTGGACAAGGGCGTTAATAACTTTATGAATTCAATACCCCTTTGTGAATTCAATAGGGTATATTTGTAATAAGATAGTTTCTGATGTCCTGAGAAGATTCTGTATCTTTTATTTGATTTTTTATTTTTGTTTTCATGTTGAAAAGGTGGTAATCCCGTAAGATTGCCACTTTTTTTTGTATATTAGTAGCATGGATATAAATCAAAAAGGTTGTTTTGCTGAGTATAAGTTCGCCACAAGAGCTATGGAGAACGGATTTAACGTATCTATGCCACTACTTGATTCTTCGCCATACGATTGTATATTAGAGAAGGATAATAAGCTGTATAAGGTTCAAGTCAAGTATATGTCGTCAGATAGATACTCAAGTGAAAAGCAAAAGACACCCCAGATAGAAATAAAATCTGGTAAAAGATACTATCAAGCCGATGAGGTAGATTTCTTTGCGGTATGGCACGATTTGTACAAAGGATTCTTTATACTTAGTAATGATGGGCAGAAAGCATTTCGCTTGTCCATTCACAATAAATACGCAGATAACTTCAATAATTTTGATATAATTTCATAAAATATTTGCATTTGTCAGTTGGGATTACTACATTTGCACTATGGATATTTATGAAAAATTGGTGGATATTCAAGGGAGATTGAAAGCACCAAAGAATCAAAGAAACAATTTCGGTAACTATAATTACCGCAGTTGTGAGGACATCTTAGAGGCGGTTAAACCTCTATTAACAGAACATAAACTTGTTCTGACAATCAATGACTTTATCGAGAATTTAGGAGCGATACAGCATTCTATGGGAATGTTTATTGTGAACGCCACAGCTACATTGTCTGATGGCGAGAAAACAATATCTGTATCAGCACAAGCTGGTATTGATGTGAACAAGAAAGGTATGGACATCGCTCAGTCATTTGGTAGTAGTTCATCATACGCACGTAAATACGCTTTAAACGGCTTATTTTTGATTGATGATACCAAAGACTCAGATGCAACGAATACGCACGGT